ACTCCTATTGGATTAGAAAATAGAGGTGCTGTATTTCATTTAACACATAATACAAACTCAAGATTAGTTGTTGATGGTGCTTCTGGAAAAGTAGGAATAGGGACGACTTCGCCAATAGGTAAAACAGATATTTTTGTTGGAGCAAGTGGTTATACTAACAATATAACTACATTACCAGTAGGGACTTGGTCATTTGCAAATGGTTCTGGCGCTAACTCTTATCCATCTTTGGTTTCAAAAAGTAATGCAACTGGTGCTGGTATGACGTTAGTAGCAGCCACTGATGATGGCGCACCAAATGGAATGGATTTCAATATTAGGGAAGGTGATAATACAGATTTTTCTACATTAACCACAAGTGGTTTTACTTTTAGTAGATTTGGAACAAATTTAATGACCATTTTAAGAAATGGAAAAGTAGGAATCGGAACGACTGGGCCAACATCTAAATTTCAAGTTGAAGGTGCTCCAGCAAACGGTGTATATCTTGCTTATTTATATAACTCTGCTACTCATAATTCTGCAAACGGATTAAACGTTCAAACAAGTAGTAATAATATATTGACTTATGGATTAAGAGTAAATACAGCTGGTGATAGCAATGCTTTAGCGGTAATGGGTAACGGAAGTGTCGGGATCGGCACGGCTTCCCCTGAACAAAAATTACACGTAGAAGGAAGAGGTATTTTTGATGGTGGAGCTTCTTCTGATATATTACAAATAAGAAATGATAATGGTAGTGGGGTTTTTGGTATGACATCAAATTTATTTGCTTTAGATTTAGCTTCAACAAGTAATTTTAGAATAAGACAAGGAAGTTCAGTGCCATTATATTTAAAATCAGATGGAAATTTAGGTATTGGAACGACTTCTCCTAGCGCTAAATTACATATTAGCGAGCAAGCCGAAAGTAATTATTTTTTAAAATTAACAGGAACTTTAGGAACTGGTAATACTTATGGTTTTAAAACTAATGGAGGAAATTCACAAGTTTTAAGTTTATATGATATTACTTCTACTAATAGATTAGCTGTTTTTGGAGATACTGAAATTCAATTTGCTACGACAGGCACTTCAAGATTATATATAGGAAGCTCAGGAAAAGTAGGAATTGGAACAACTTCGCCTAATGCTAAATTAGAAGTTGCTAGTGGTCAGGCTAAAACTGTTACTTCTGGTGTGGAGTTCGCAAGATTTGGAACATCAAATGAAGCGTCAAATTATGCAACTCTAACTTGTGAAGTAAAAGGTGGAGCTTCTGCTTCAGATAGAAAATGGATATTTCAAACAATTGAATCTGGTGTTGCAAACGCAGGTAATATAATTTTTCAACCTTCTGGAGGTAACGTAGGAATTGGAACAACTTCGCCTTCATCAACTTTATCTGTACAAGGCACAAACAATAATGGTATTAATGTTATAGGTGTAGGAACAACTGCTAATAGATGTTATGTTGGTTTAAACTCATCAAATCACGGTCAATTGTTTGTTACTGGTAGTTCAGGTCAAAACCCATCTCTTATTAGCTCTGCGGGGGCTAATTCGTATATAAGTGGTGGTAATTTAGGAATTGGAACGACATCACCTAGTGCTAAGCTTGAAGTAAATCAAGGCAGCGAAGATCACGTTCAAAAAAATTATGGTTCTGGTAATAATCAAGGAGCACCTCAAAAAATGACTATTACAAAATGGTATCCAGTAACGTCTTTAGGAACAAAATTATTAATTCCAGTTCAAAGTCAAGCAAATTTAAACAGTACAACTATGGTAAGAATGTGGGGCCATAGTGCTGTATTTAACAGATCTAATAACTACACAAATAGATCTTTTACTGTAGATTTTACTTTTGGTTCTTTAGCATTAATTTACGGTTTAACAACTTTAAGTTCTTCAGGGAATGTAAGTTCAGTAACTCAAACATCAACAACAGGGGGAACAAATGGAGAAATACAAATTAATTTTACTAATAACTATATACAAAGTCAAACTGGTGCAAGTTATGGCGGGGTATATGTTACAATAGAGTATATGACTAATTCTTTAAGCAAATCAATAATACCAAGTGGAATAGCTTTAAACTAAATTATAAAATAAATAAATAAAACAAATGGCAAACACTTACAAATGGACAATTAATGCGTTAGACGCAAAAATTTCCCACGATAGCAAAGATAATGTTATCAACACAATTCACTGGGGATATTCCGCAGTAGACAATGATGATGCTACAAAAATAGCCTCATCTATAGGAACTCATTCTGTAGAATACGACGCAGATAACTTTACTGAATACGACAGTTTAAAAGAAAGTGATGTAATAGCTTGGCTAGAAGATGGGCTAGATGTTAACGGCATGAAAGCTGGTCTAGATGCACAAATTGCATCACTAAAAGTTCCAGTAAACAAAACATTTCACGATCCTTTCTCACCAGTAGAATAAAAATTAAATTATGGCATTAACTAAAGTAACAGGTGATTTTATAAAAGACGGGGTATTAACCCAGGCACATTTACATACTAGTCACGGTATCACTACAGCACATATTAGTGAAGGTAGTAATCTATACTTTACTAACGCCAGAGTTGATTCAAGAATAGGTAGTTTAAGTTCTTCTGATTTATCAGAGGGTACTAATCTATATTATACTGATGCAAGAGCTAGAGGTGCAATTAGTGTATCAGGTAATGCTTTAAGTTATAATTCAAGTACAGGTGTTATAACATCTAACTTTGAGGAGTCACCAACATTTTCAGGTAATGTTATAATTAATGGTAGTGGATCTAGTGGTAATGCTCTTAATGTAACAAGAGGTAGTGACGGCACAACCGCGCTAAGAGTACAAAATACAGGTGAAGTTGTAACGCAAGCAAATTATTTTTATGCAAGTGGACCTGGGGTATCAATGTATGTGCAAAATACCGCCGTATTTAGAGGATCTATTTTAAATGATGGGTCAAACGCCGATGTAAGAATTGCTGATGGTTTAACAGTTGATGATGACTTAGCGGTTATAGGCGGCAATATTACTTTAGGGGGTACCGGTAGAATACAAGGTATTGATACAGTTTCAGCAAACACAGACGCAGCTAATAAATTATATGTAGACAATCAAGTCGCAGGTATAGTTGATAGTGCACCAAGCACATTAGATACATTAAATGAATTAGCAGCCGCTTTAGGTGATGATGCTAGCTTTAGTACAACAGTTACAAATAGTATTGCTTTAAAAGCACCATTAGCTTCACCAACGTTTACAGGAACAGTAACTGCATCAGGAGATCCTGGATTACTAGTAACTGCTAGTGGCACCTCAACGATCCATGTTGCTAGCACCGGAACTGGTTCTGCTGGTGTTTATATGGACGCTTCTAATGGTGATTTTAGTGGTAGTGATTATGTTTTTATAGGACAAGATAATGATAAAACATTTAGACTAGAATCTTTTAATTCTTCTGGAGATATATTATTAAGGGAAAGTAATACAAATACATTAAGGCTTTCTAGTGGTAACGCAACTTTTGCAGGGCATGTTTCTGCAACACAGTTTAGACCTACAAACATTGTAACAAACAAAGTTGTTAAATTTAACGGAACACAATTAGATGATTCCATAATAACTGATGATGGATCTACTGTAACCGTCGCAGGAACTATTGCAGCCTCAGGCTATAATGATTCAAACTGGAACACAGCATATGGCTGGGGCAATCACGCTAGTGCAAACTACTGGGTTAAAAGTGGTTCTTGGTATGGTGATCTAGGGAGCCATAGTTATACTCGTGAACTTGGATTGGGAATGACAGGAGGTTCAGAATTTGTAGTTTTATCTAAAAATGGTCAAGGTTCTGTTTTAGTAGACGGACACTATATGGCTTATGAAAGTGCAAATGGATTTTTTGGCTCATTTAACTCTACTTATGGTAACTTAACAGGTATAAGAGCAACAGCCGCTAATACATTAAAAGTAATGCAACTTGATGGTGGTAATGCTATTTTAGAAGTGACACAAGATGCAAGAGCACCTTTATTTTATGATTCAAATGATACCACGTATTATTTAAATCCTGCTAGCGGCAGTAACTTATTTACTTTAGATTTAAATGCGGGAACGGTTTGGGATGCTACTACACAAGGTACATCTAAAGGCGCATTACATTTAGATCCTAATAGTGCAACTGATCACGCTGGAGCTGCAATAACATTTGGAGCTTCTGATCATAATAATGGTCAATCTGCAGATGCGGGTATATATATAAGATCAGATGGTAGTTATGGGACTAAAATGTATTTTGCTACTACTGATAGTTATGCTACAGGTTCTAAAACAGCAATGAATATATTACACAATGGGCAAGTTAATATTACGAGAAGCAATCTTGTTGTAAACAGTGATGTTAGAGGAACTGTATTCTATGATTCAAATGATACCACATACTTTTTAAATCCCTCTTCATCTGGAGGGAATGCACTTAAAACTATTGGTGATTGGCGACAAACTTCTGATGGTTGGTCTGGTGAAGTAGGGGGTAAAATGCAATACCATGGTAATCACTGGTATTTACAAGCAGCAGGTTATGTTCACTTTAGAAATGCTTCAGGTACAAACACTTTTTATGTAGATTCAAATGGGGTTGGTTTTGTTCATGAGTACATAACTGGAAATACCTCGTTAAGAGCACCAATATTTTATGATTCAAACGATACAACTTATTATTTAAATCCCGCTAGTACAAGCCAAGTAAATACAATGGAATTTGTAGGTTCTACTAATAATGGTAGATTTTTCGGGGATACATGGGGAGTAAAACTTCAAACTGATTCTGGTTACATACTTTTCGGACCAGCAAACACAAGTCACGCTCATATATACACAGATAGATCAAATTTTTATTTTAACCAACAAATACAATTAAATGGCGGGAGTTTAATAAATACAAACGATATTCGAGCAGGAATATTTTACGATGTAAATGATACGGGTTATTATGTAGATCCTGCTAGTAAATCTTTCTTGAGTACTATTCATTTTAATGGAAGTGTAAGTGGTACAGGCGCTGGTTCTGAAATTGGTAGAAACCATGCTTACGATACAATGGAACTGAAAGGCTATGGTGCTGAGTTTATGATAGGTGCTCAAAGTTGGGAGATTAATATTAATTATAGAACTTGTAATGGAGGTGTATCTGGCCACACTCCTACCACATGGAAATGGAGAGCTGGCTCTTCATCTAACTGGTCTGATCATTATATGGGGCTGATTCAATCTTCTAGTTCCATGCGAGCGCCTATTTTCTATAATTCAAGTGATACAAACAGTTATTTGCAAGCGGGGACATTAGTCTTAAGAAGTGGCGACCCTACAATATATATGAGGGACACAAACCATAGGTCAGTAGCGTTACATAATAATTCAAATAGATTCTATGTACTTGGTGCACCAGTTGATTCTACTACTTATGCACAAATAAGTGGTGTTTGGCCCTGGTATGTTCAACTAGATACTAATGATGTTTATACTGGTAGCATAGGATACGCAGGCGCCTCTTATAGAGCACCTGTGTTTTATGATAGAGATGATACAGGTTATTATGTTAACCCTAATGGTACCAGTAATTTTCTTAAAATACAAAGTAGTTCAAAACAAGCGGCGCCAAGATGGGATACAGCTTTTTACGTGTTGCAAGCGCAACATTGGTATGGTGATACTGGTAGTCAAGAAATGTTTATTGGTGAGAGTGGTAATACTATAAATATAAGAGGTTCAATAACAGCTGCTGGTGTAATTGATTGTAATGCTGGTCATGGCGCAATAAATATTACAAATTCTTCTATATTATCTTCAGCATCATCATCTTGGACAGGTAATCCAGGTGGTGCAGGTAAAATACAATACCATTCAAATAGATGGTATATAGTTGCAGATTCTTCATCAAACAGAATTGTTCAATTCAGAAGAGACGGTGGTGATGTATCTTATATTGATAATAGCGGTAGATTAATCGGTGCACCAGACGCAAGAGCGCCTATATATTACGATTCAGATAATACTAATTATTATACAAATCCTACATCAACTAGTGTTATTAACGGTTTGACAATGGCGGGTGCCCTACAAACAGCAGGAAGCCACACGGTGGGATCAAGCGGTACATCTAATATATATATGGGAGGGGTTTCTGGAAACTATTTTAGGTTTCATACAAATAACTCACATACGTATTTCGATGCAAATGTTGGTGATATACATTGGAGACAAGGATCAAGTACAAGGTTTACGTTTTATATGACATCAGCTAATATGACTATAAATGGTTCATTGACGCAGAACTCGGATGAAAGAGTAAAAGAAAATATAGTTGAAATACCTAACGCTATTGACAAGGTAAAAGCCCTGAAAGGTGTTTATTACAATAGAACAGATTTTAATACAGGTGTAACTAAAGTCGGAGTGTTAGCACAAGAGGTAGAGGCAGTATTACCAGAGTTGATAGTTGAAGCGCCTGATTCAGGATTAAAATCAGTTGCTTATGGAGAACTTACAGCGGTTTTAGTAAACGCAATAAAAGAACAACAAACAATTATAGATGATCTTAAGTCAAGACTCGAAACTTTAGAAAATAATTAGTATATTCACTAAATTAGATACTTGTAAAAACAAGTGATAATAATAAATAGTTAAAATTAACAAAAAAAACAATAAATTATGGCAATTACTTACACATGGGCTATCACGGCTATGAAAAAAGCACCCAGTCTCGACGGTTTGTCGGATGTGATTACACACGTAAATTTTAAATACGTAGGAACTGATGATGAAAATGATTCCGAAGGGAATCCTTACACTGCAGAATTCTCAGGAGCGTGCCCTATTGGTGCACCTAACTCTGAAAGTTTTACTGCTTTGTCTTCAGTTACAGAAGAAGATGTTATTGAATGGGCAAAAGCTAATCACCCAGTCGATCACATGCAAGAAGTTATAACCAAAAATATTAGCGAACAAAAAATACCAACAAACGAAGACGTCTCGGAAATGCCGTGGGCGTAATAATTAAATTCAATTAAATTAAATTAAAATTACATTAAAATTATGGAAAACCAAGAAAACAAAATTAGCCAAGAACAATTAGAAGAACTACAGGGACTTGTAGGAAAGCTTAACCAAGCTGCTTCTCAAATTGGAAACCTAGAGTTACAAAAACACCAGCTTAATCACGCTGCAGCAGAAGTTCAACAAGACTTGAATAAGTTGCAAGCTAAGCTAGAAGAAAAGTACGGTAAAATAAAAATTGATATTCAAACTGGTAACTACGAACCTGTTGAAGAAAAAGGTGAAGAAGAAATTGTAGGACCAGAAGTATTAAAAAAAGCATAATATAGACAAAACCTATATTAACCATTAACCATGACCTATTTTTATAAAACCTATTCCTGGGGGAACAATAGTACCCAAGGAATAACCGAAGCAACCAGAAAGCTTTGGGAACATGTTGTTGAGAAAAAAAACTGGCGTATAGTTGAACTACCTAATGGGTTTTTTCAAGCAGAACACAAAGATCTGAATGATGAAAACAAATGGATAGATGTTACAAGACGTGAAACAGTTGATAGCTGCGAAACTGCTATTGATGAAAGTATTGAACATTATCTAAAAAAAATAGAGTTTTTAAAAGGACCTAAAGTAGTAAAGAGCTTTAAATAAAACCACTTACCAATAAAATAAAATTAAATGGAATATAATAACCCAAGTGAGATAGTTAAAGATTTGTCTTTCGGGGCAGATGCTAACAATAAGATAATGATAGGTGTAGAAAAATTAACACAAGCTGTTAAGTCTACACTAGGAGCTTCAGGAAAATGTGTAATATATGAAGATTCATTAGGCAAACCAGTTATAACTAAAGATGGTGTAACTGTAGCTGAATCAGTAATATTATTTGATCCTTTAGAAAACATAGGAGCAACACTTTTAAAAGAAGCTGCTAAAAACACAGTGAAAGAAGCAGGAGACGGTACCACTACGGCAACCGTCCTTGCTTACTCACTTTTAAAAAATTGTAAAAAAGAAAAATATAATATAAGAGATATAAAATTAGGTTTACAAACTGGTTTATTTAAAATAAACAATTATCTAGATAAAATCTCTATTGATGTTAAACATGATAAGCTCAAGGATGTGAGTACTATATCAGCTAACAATGATAATATTTTAGGTTCTATAATTGCGGATGCTTATAATAAAGTTGGAAAAAATGGAGTTGTATTAATGGAAGAGTCGGAGACTGAAAAAACTTACTACGAAAATGTAGAAGGTATACAGTTTGACTCTGGTTTAAAATCTAATCATTTGACTACTAATGAAAATAAAGATAAATCTGTTTTAGAAAATCCTTATGTGTTAATAGTAGCTTCTCCAATAACTAACATTAGAAAAATACAAGCAGTTTTAGAGCATATAATTAAAACAAAAAGAAGCTTACTAATTGTAGCCTCTGTAGATCAGCAGCCTATGTCTGCGTTGTTAACTAACAAAGTTAAAGGTAATATTAAAGTCAATGTTGTTGATCTTCCTGGTTTTGCTTCTACAAAAAGAGATACAATAGAAGATTTAGCTTGTTTAACCGGAGCTAAAATAATAGATGAGCAATTAGGAGATGATTTAGATTTAATCCAACCTGATGTATTAGGTGAATGCTTAAAGTCCATTACAGATGATAAAAACACTGTTCTTACTATAGAAGAAGTTAATGAAGAAGCTAAAGAAAGAATAAAAAGTGTGTATAGCAAAATAGAAATAGAAACTAATGCTTTTATAAAAAATAAATTAGAACAAAGAATAGCAATGTTGACAGGTTCTGTTGCTATTATAAAAGTTGGTGCTGATTCAAAAGTAGAGTTAAAAGAAAAAAAAGACAGAGTAGAAGATGCAATATATGCAACTAAAGCAGCGCTACAAGAAGGTATTGTTCCAGGAGGTGGAGTTGCACTTTTAAATGCATCACAAAAAATTAAAGCTGAAAATATAGGAGAAGAAATATTGTTAAGCTCAATAAAATATCCTTATTCTGTTATAATAGAAAATGCTGGTTTACCATACGTAGAGAGTAATAAAAAAGGATTTGGAATAAATGTTGTAAATGGTAAAGAAACTAATATGTTAAAGGCTGGAATAATAGATCCTGTATTAGTTACAAAAACAGCTTTAAAAAACGCAGTCAGTGTTGTTAGCACTATAATATCTGCAGATTGTGTAATTTCTAATATGAGAATTGATGCAGGCGATAAATAATTACATAATAATAGAAAAAATAAAAGAAGAATCAAAAAAAGTTAATGGACTAATATTAACTAATAATGATAAAAAAGATATACGTTATTTAAAAGGTCACATAATAAGTGTTGGCAACCAAACAGATGGTTTAAAAACAAATGATAAAATTTATTATGATAAACATGCTGGCCATATGGTTGAATATAATAATAAAACATATTATGTTATTAGACAACAAGACGTTGTTATTGTTATATGAAACTCTCTTCAAGTGATTTAAAAGAATTACAAATATTAAAATATTATAGAATAGTTAGAAAGTGGGCTTGTAAAACATATAAAATAAAAGAAGCAGACTTAGAACTTCTTATATATTTAGATTGTTTAAATAGATTTTCTATAAAAGATTTTAAAGATGGTGTTTACACTTACAGTTGGGATAAACATCGTTGGGAAAGATTACGTGATGAAGGTTGGATAGATGTATGGAGAAATAGAAATAGAACAACTATAAAGTATAGTATATATTGTGTTTCTTTTAAAACAAAACAATTAATTAGTAGAGTTTACAGGATATTATTGGGTGACGAAGATGTTCCTGTAACTAGAAAAAATATTTTTTATAAAAATAAATCATATACTGATAAAGTTTTTAATAAAGCTTTAGATGATATGATAAAAGATAAAGAACGTTAACCCTTAAAATTAAAATTATGCCTTACGGAAAAAAATCAAAATTAGTTAAAAAAATCTCAAAGAAAAAATCTAAAAAAAAATCTAAGAAATAATGCCTGCTAAAAAAGTAAGAAAAACTACTAAAGGTAAAAGTAGAAACTTTCGTACTGTTAAAGAAGGTGCTGGTATGACTAAAGCCGGTGTGAAAAAGTATAGAAAAAATAATCCTGGTAGTAAATTAAAAACAGCTGTAACAGGTAAAGTAAAAAAAGGCAGCAAAGCAGCTAAACGTAGAAAATCTTTTTGTGCTAGATCAAAAGGTTGGACAGGTGAAAGAGGTAAAGCAGCTAGAAGACGTTGGAAATGTTAAAATTATAATTATGGCAAAAAAGAAATCAAAAAAAAATCCATGTTGGAAAGGTTACCAAATGGTAGGAATGAAGAAAAAAGGCGGTAGAAATGTTCCTAATTGTGTTCCTAATAAGAAAAAATAGTGGAAAACTTTGATCCTGAAATATTTGATTTTATAAAAAATTTTAAAAAAAACAAATCTATAAATAATAATATAGGTTTTGGTAATAGTTTAATTAAAAATCAAATAAACGAAATACAAGATTTACAATTTTCTAATTCAGGAAGAGGTGGTAATGTTTTAGATGATGATATTGTTTTTCCAGCATTAAAGCGTGGTGCTAAAGCAGTGGACAATGTTAGCGATTTTATAATGGATAAAATGTCTCAATACACAGATTTTTCTGATATATCAAAAGAGAATAAACAGTTTATATTTGATAATGTAAGACCCTTGAGTTATCCAAACATTACTACTATGACAACTACGATGATTAGTTTAATGGGTAAAAAATTAGGAATAAATAACACAACTCCTCCTTCTTTAGATAAAGATGGTGATTATACAATAGGTGATGAAGCTTGGGCTATGTCTTTAGGTTTAGAAACTAAAAATAAATATATTATTAAGCAAACTAAATTTAAACCTACTAAATCAAAAAACCCTAATGCTAAATATTATGCTTTAAGTGATGATGTTATTGATTATGAAAAATTATTAAAAAAAATAGAAAACAAAAAAGTAGGTGATACCGTGAGTATAGAGGGACTTACTCCTTATATACGTGAAGGTTTTATGGATTCTGATAAATTTGAAGGAATAGATCCACTACAAAATTTTCAAGTTAGTGTTGGATATGATGAAGTTAGAAAAGAAAAATATATAGCTATATATGATAAGTATGATTTTAAAGGACCATTAGAAAGTATAGTAAATGAGTTTGAAATATATGATAGAAGATACATAAAAGAAGAAAAAGGTAAGTATAAATTATCAAAAAAATAAATGGAAGAACTAGATCCTAACATACTTAAATTATTAGAAAAATTTAAAAAAAATAGTACAAAAAAAATAAATAGATTTTTGATAAAAGAACCTGTTGTAGAATCTACTAGTGTTAAAAAAAATAACTCTAATTTTAAATTACAAAAAAATTTAGATACACAAATGAATATAGCTCGTGCAACTGCTTTAGCTAATAGTAATGTTCCAAAAAATTCTGCTTCTCATTATAAATATGAAGAAGATTTAAAAAATTTTGAAATTGTAAAAGGAATAAAAACAGATGCACTAGGAAACCCTATTTTAGATTTAAATGTTTTTTCTAGGTTTAAGCGATATGATATGAAAAAAAATATAACTGGTTTAACACAAAAACAAAAAGAATTTGAAAATATACAAACTGAAAAAGATTTTTTTAAATACAGAATAAAACAAGCTAAAGAATTTAGTACAAAATATAGTCATAATTTACCAAAAGCTGGTGACGAGTATTATCCAACCAATGAGTTAAGTGGAGAAAACATGGGAAAATATAAAAATAGATTTGTAGATGAACAAATGAGTTTATATTTTTCAGATGAATATAAAAATTTATCATCAACTGATAAATCGAACGCGATTAGAAAATATCGTATACCAGTGAGATTTCATGATCTTAATCATGGATATGCGCAAGTTATGGACTATCACACTAGTCAATCAATGGAGGTTGATCTTAGGTATTTTGTAGAAAGACCTATTAATGGTGATGGTAGATATGACGAAAATCTTTATGGAGAAAGATTTAAAAAATTAAATCCTGTTTTAGAACACGAATTATCTCACGCGGAGATTGGTTTTGGGGCTGCTAAATCACAAGGATTATTAGATTTTACTAAAAACTCTTTAGGTATAAAAAATTCTAATAACTATATAAATAATTCTTATTCTGAACTTGATTTTCGTTCTGAATTAGGTGCTAGATACAATGCAACAAAATATTTATTAGGTATAAATAAAAAAGGTTTTAATTACTCAGAATTCAAAGATATTGTAACTCCTAAATTAGATTCTTTAATACAACTTAAAAACCCTAGAGATATTAATGTTGAACAAATATCTAGTATATCAGATGAATTATTAGGAAAAAATATAATGAAAAATTATAACGATAATGATTTAAAAAATCTATATAAAATATATAATAAATTTTAAATGGAAGAACTAGATCCTAACATACTTAAATTATTAAAAAAATTTAAAGCCAAACCAAGGTTAGAAAGGTCTGTCAATTCATTACTAACACGTAAGATTAATGAAAACAAATTACCTAAATATAAAGACAAAACAAAATATTTTTCTGATAATATAGATTTTGATAAAGCACCTACACAAGAAGAATATGAGAATTATAAAACATTTTTTGATACAAATGATAAAACTGATAATATAAATATAAAAGAATCTAATAGATTAAAATTAGCATTGAGATATAGAGATTTTTTTAATAAAGAAGGTATAGAAAAAAGTGATAGCATAGAAAGAGAGAATTTCGTTATTTTCAATAAGAATCAAGGATATGATGAATATGGTAAATACATAAAAACTTATTTTAATTTAGGTGAATTAAAAAATAATGCATTAATAAAAAGATTTTCTGAACAAAGAAATAAAAAGCTTGTTAATTTAATAAATAAAAATGTAAATTTTGATACATATAGTTCATTATCAACTTATTCTCAAGATGGTTTTATACGTGACAAAACAGATAATTATATTAACATTAGAAACAAAATGAAATTAAAGGATTCAGTTTCAAGTGTTGGTGAAAAATATTATTTTGAGGGTAGCGAAGAACATGAAAATCGATACCAAATACAAAGTAATAACATGGAACGATATTATGGTTATGATAAATATTATAATAAATATTATCCAGAAAATATTTATAGAACCGTTTTAGACACAAAGGATAAAGATTTTATAAAAGTAAATGAATTAGATAAATCTAGAGGAAAGTATAACACAGATAAGTATTCTTACCATGCCAGAGATTTCAATAGATACAATTTAGAAGAACAGTTAAATTTTGGTTTATCAAGGCCTTCTTTATATGATGAAAAAGGAAAACATACTGGTCTTAGCAAAAAGGCTACATATCTATTAGGACCTAAAAATATATATATAGGTAAACATTATGGTCAAAATCGTTCTCAGGGTGGTTATTTTATACCGACAGTACCTATAAAAAATGTAGAGGAATTATCGTTACACGAAGGTTTACATGGATCAGAGTACCCTTATGGTAAAATAAAAACAACATTACCAGGAAGTATATCTGGTTTTGGTCAAGAATCACCTACAAACCCAACTCACCTTTCTGGTTTAGATGCTATTTTAGGTTTAGCATATAAACAAGAACTTAAAATAAAAGGTCCTAATCCTTATAAAAACCAAAATATGGAGTTTGGTGCATGGTTTGAACAACAATTATTACAATCAAAAGATGAAGGTGAATTTAGTGGTGATGCGCTTTTTTCAGGTATAAATTTCAAAAAAGAAAATAAAAAAGAAGATCCAGGATTAGCTAAAAGAAATAGAATTAATTTTTTACAATCAATATTAGATTAAAACATGAAATCAAAAGGTTTAGGAGATACTGTAGAAAAAATAACAAAAGCCAGTGGTATTAAAACTATTGTAGATAAAGTTTCTAAAGGTTTGAATATACCATGTGGTTGTGAAGGTAGAAAAAAACGTTTAAATGAAATGTTTCCATATAAATAAAATAAAATGAGTGATAAAAAAAAGAAATTTGCACAAACTACTGTAGGTAAACTTTTATTCGGTGCTGCATCGTTAGTAAACCCTACTTTAGGTAATTTAATTAGTGGAGCTTCAACACCGGCAGAAGCTATAGCAGCAATAGGTAAATCTGACGTAAGTAATGACGATAAAATAAAATTACAACAGCTTATATTTGAACAACAAAATAAAGAAATGGAAAGCATCACTTCAAGATGGCAAGCAGATTCTATGTCAGATTCATGGCTTTCTAAAAATGTACGCCCGCTAGTTTTAGTGTGGTGTATTGTTATATTTTCATTAGCCGGAATATTAGATAGTGTAGAATCAATACCATTCCATATAGGTGAAACATGGAACGATACTTTTGAAAAAGTTATGATGTCAGTTGTATTAGCCTATTTTGGAGGACGAAGTGGAGAAAAAGCAGCGAGTATATTTAAAAAATAAAATATGAATTTAATTAGAAAAATAAGTGTAGGTAGAGACTATAAAGACTCTGCAATGCATTATGCGGTTGGTCAAGAAGTATATGGTGGCCATATTATATGTGATATTGTAGAAAAAGAAGAAAAATTTAGTATATTTATAAAAAAACAAGGTGAAATACTACCTTGGAAAGATTTTAATAAAAATATGGCTGTTAGCGTAGAATACAATTTACAATATTAATGCAGAGTTTATATGCTTTTATTGTTGAACCTATTAAATCAAGATATAATAATACAAAAAAAATAGGTGAAAATAATTTAATATTAAACACTGAAATACAAGATCATAGATATGTGAATAGAAATGCTGTTGTAATATCTACACCTAAAAATGTTAAAACAAATATAAAAATAGGAGATGAAGTTATAGTTCATCACAATATTTTTAGAAGATATAGTAATATGAGAGGTGAAGAGGTAGATAGCTCATCTTACTTTAAAGAAAATAAGTATTTTATTTATTTAGATCAAATTTTTATGTACAAGCAAGATAAAAGATGGAAATCTATTGATGAATTTTGTTTTGTTAAACCTATTGAAAACAATGATATTTTTTCTCAAGAAAAAGAAATTGAATTAACTGGTGTTGTAAAATACATAGAAAACAATAAATTAATTAAAAAAAATACACTAATTGGTTTTACTCCAAATAGTGAATATGAATTTATTATAGACAATGAAAGGCTATATAGAGTTCCAATTAAATCAATTTGTATAAAATATGAACGTCAAGGACACGAAAAAGAATATAATCCAAGCTGGACATAAAGCTGTAGAAGAATTAATAAAAGTTGCTAAAGAACCTATTGTTGATTCTGATGATGATATATCTGCTGATAGATTGAAAAATGCTGCAGCTACAAAAAAACTAGCTATATTTGATGCTTTTGAGATTTTAAATAGAATACAAGAAGAAGAAAGTTTGTTACAAAATAAACCTATAGAAGTAAAGGAACAGAGTTTTAAAGGTTTTGCTGAAAGAAGATCTAGATAATGTACGAACAAAGTTTATATAAAATAATAGAACCTATTAAAAAAACTACTATTAATAGATTAAACAAATCTAAAAAATGGAAGTATGGTTATAATAAAGAATATGATATTGTTGTTGTAAGTAAAACAGGGCAAATTGGAGATGTGTATAGCATACAGAATTTAAAAATAGCTTTACCTAAAACACAAAAAGTTTCTAATGAAAACAATAAATGGAAACCACACGAATATCCTAAAGAGCTTAAAAGAATAAAAAGCATATTTGATTGGAAAGAATTACCAGATGAATTTAAACAAAAATGGCATGAATACATTGATAGAGAATTTACAAGACGTGAAGAAGGTTATTGGTTCAATAACAAAGGTAACTCTACTTATGTTACTGGCACTCACTACATGTACTTGCAGTGGACCAAGATTGATGTTGGGAAGCCAGACTTTCGAGAAGCCAATCGATTATTCTTTATTTATTGGGAAGCGTGTAAAGCAGATACAAGGTGTTACGGAATGTGCTATCTCAAGAATAGACGTAGCGGTTTTTCGTTTATGGCATCCGGGGAGACAGTTAACCTCGCTACCATATCTTCCGATGCACGGTACGGAATACTGTCCAAATCTGGAGCCGATGCGAAAAAAATGTTCACAGATAAAGTGGTACCAATATCGATCAATTATCCATTCTTTTTCAGACCCATACAGGACGGTATGGATCGCCCCAAGACAGAACTTGCGTACAGAGTACCCGCTTCGAAATTTACACGTAAAAGACTCGAGTCGAAGGATAAACCCCAAGAGTTGGAAGGATTGGACACCACCATTGATTGGAAAAATACCGGAGATAATTCCTATGATGGAGAGAAGCTCGCACTTCTCGTCCATGATGAAGCTGGAAAATGGGAGCGTCCGGAAAACATCCTCAATAACTGGCGTGTCACAAAAACCACCCTCAGGCTCGGTTCGAGAATAATAGGTAAATGTATGATGGGGT